CTTCTGCGCCTGCTCGCGCATGGCGTCCATGCTGGCGCGGCTCACGGCGCGTACCCGCTGTAGGCACCGGCCACAGGGTTGCGGCAGGCGAGGCGATACAGGGCACGCAGGAGGCCGAAGCGGTGCCCGCTAGGGGCACCCTCCAGCGTCCGCAGGTTCATGTGCACCAGCCGCTGAAAGGCCTCCCGCTGGTCGAAGGTGGCGCGCTTCATGGGGCCGCCCCAACACGCACCACGCGGCCCTCGGCCTCGGCAATCATCAGTTCCAGCCGCTCCAGCAGCGCATCGTTCTTGCTGGTGCGAAGCCCCGTGGTCTCCTGCACCAGTTTCTTGATCCGCACCCCACGGGTCGGCTGCATCCCGGTCTTGATCCAAAGCTTGAAGGCCGACCGCATCACGATCAGCCGCGTCAGCTCAATCCCAGACTTGCCCGTGATCGTGGCACCGCCCTGCGGGTGCACCTCGATGCGGCCATCAGGCACCGGCACCGTGGTGGCCGTCAGCCCAACCTTGTCCAGCCCTGCCTCGTAATGCGGGGCGTAGCAGATGCGGCAGGCCAGCCCGCGACCATGGGTGCACTGGATCGAAGGGGCGCGCATCACTTGCGCACCCCGACGTAGGGGTCAGCACGGCCGCTGATCGACTCAATCGTCAGCGGCACAGGAATCTCGGTCAGGTCCGTGGGATCACTGTCCTGCGGCCCATTGGAACGCTGGCTGTCCCCGTTGAAGGCGACTTCATCGACGAAGCCATGCAGCAGGTCCGCCACATCCTCCGCCTTCTCATCGCCCACCAGATCACGGTGGCCAATCCAATGCTCTTGCAGGTCCAGCAGCGGCTTCATGTCGCCGCCACCAGTCACCACCTCAACCAGCGCGTCGGACACCAGCTGGTGCGCCTGACCGCGCGTCAACGTGTCCTCGCCCTTCTTCTGCTTTGCCATCGGTAGGTGCACTCCTGTGGAAATAGTCATGGGATACCCATTGACTTTCATGGAGCATACCCACCTAAACAAGACTGTCAACACATTTCCTCCAAGAAAGTCATGGGAACCGTGATGAAAGTCTCAAACCACGCCCATAGACAGCGCCTATCAACAGCACAGCCTTCAATAGGCCATCAGCTCATGGCTTGACAGCCCACGTCAGCAAACCCCAATCTCGCGCGCGGTCCACCTCCCCCGAAATCCGGCGAGCGGCAGCGGCCACCGCCGCAACACGCTGTAATCCAGCACCTACACGCCGCCCCCAACCAGCAGCACTGGCCCACTCACCCCCCTCGCACAGCCACACCCAAGCCCCAACCCGCTGGCCGCCAATTCCATAGACACCGTCTATCGACCAACCAGCCGACGATGTAGGCTCACGCACATCAGCTCCGGGAGGATGTGTGGGTAGGACGAGTCCTAAGAAGGCGGCCGACGCGATCAACGCGCGCAACAGCGACATCGCCGCCGCGCTGCTGGCCGAAGGCCTCCCGGACCCCCTCCCGGCCCGCAGTTCAGCCCCTGGACGCCGCAAGCAGCACCGCGACATGCCGGCCGATCCCGCCGCGCGCGGTGAGTACATCGCGAAGGCCCTCCAGTCGGAGACCGCGAAGGAGGTGGCGGCGAAGAAGCGCCGCGCCAACCCCAGGCACGAATCCCTCGCGGCGAACGCCGAGCGCCGGGAACGCACCCAGTACACCCTTGGGCAGCTGGAGCCGGAGCAGGTCGCGGCCATCGAGACCGACTACCGCGCCGGCATCAAGCCGGTGGACGCCATCTGCGCGGATCACCGCATCCACAAGTCCACGCTGTACGCGCTGGCCGAGCGGCGCAGCTGGCCCCTGCGGTCCGAGATCCAGCGCGCCCTGGCGGAGGCCGTGCAGGAATCCGTGGTCCAGACGCTGGCCACGGACCTGCGCATCGCCGCCCATGGACCAGCTGGTGCTGATCGCCCTGTTTCGATAGACGCCATCAATCGCGCCGGCCTCGATGGCGATGTGGGCGCTGAGATCCCGGCCAGTGGCCAGCTGCTGGACCCCGATGACCCGACGTCGCCCCTGACCGAGCGCGCCCTGAACGACATGGCCCGGCAGGACCTGCTGGTCGAGCAGTACGCGATTGCCGTGGCGCTGGTCCTCAAGAGCCACCGCAGGATGGCCAAGCAGGCTGTCGATGCTTGCGACGACCTGGTCCAAATCCACCGGCGTGCCATCGAGAAGGCAAAACGCACGGCCGAGGACCTGCTGGACAACCCGAAGGCGCTGGCCGCCTACCTCGAACCGCTCTCGAAGGCCCTCGCCAGCACCGTGAAGACGATGCGCGAGGCCATCGACCTGCAGCGGCAGGCCCTCGCGATGGACAGCACCGCGGGCAAGGGCATGGCGCTGGCCGATCTGACGAGGGTGCGGGCTGTGCAGGCCGGTATGGCAGGCGCCGAGGCCCTCAAGCCCAGCCCAGGCGAGGCTGGCCAGGGCGATGGGGCCCCCGATGCAGGTGCCGCCAATGAGGCGATCCCCCTCCCGGCCGATGTGGGCGGGTACGAGGCGCTGGTGCGTGAGGCTGAGGCGCGCGGGGTGGCGCTGGCATGACGCAGCGTAGGCATGCGGGCGGCGCGGCGGCCTCACACGATGGGGCCCCCGGCCGGCCACCCCAGGGGGGCGGTCGCGGCCGCGGGAGTCCCGCGCGCAGGGGAAGTTATGGGGCCCCCCGTTTCTCCATGAACCCGATTTCCAGCTGCTCCGGGGGTCCCATTGGGGCTGGTTTGCTGGTGGATGTTCCACATGGAACCGTTCTGGGAGTGGGCGAGAGTGCTGGGCCGCCTTTTCACCCGCCGTATTCGGGGTGTTCGAGTGGGCCGATGTTGTGCAACTGCCGCGGGACGTGCATGCGGGGTGGGAGATGAAGCCGAGGATGTGTTTTCAGGGCGCGGACGTCGCGCTGCAGGAGGTCGGGGAGGCGGTGTTGCGGTTCCTGACGGTGATTTCGGAGGCGGATGCGGAAGACGTAGCGGCGATGCTGACGGCGCTGAGCGTGTACCAGCTGCCTTCTGAGGCGGACCCGGTGGATCTGGCGACGCTGGCTGGGACGATCGATGCGCTGCGGCTGCGGCTGCAGCACGGGGCGAGGGGGGAGCGGCCGCGGCCGGAACTGCTCATGCTGGATGTGTCACAGGCGGTGCGGCATTGATGCCGTGACGTTATGAGCATCTGGCAGCGGGAATCGGAGAGGCTGAGGGGTGCGGCGGCTGAGAATTCGGCGGCCGGGGAGGCGCTGCGGCGGGCGTTTGACGCGGTGGCCGAGCAGAACCGGGATGAGGCGCGGATTCGGGCGGCGGCGGCGCAGTACGTCGACACGGGGATCAAGGCCATTCAGCTGGCGGCGGCTGGAGGGTTTCCGCAGTACGCGCGCGACTACATCAAGATTCGTGACAAGCGCGGGGTGAAGAGGCAGCTGCTGTTCAACCGGGCGCAGATGTACATCGACGAGGTGGCGAGTCGGCAGCTGGCGGAACGCGGTTATGTCCGCATCATCGTGCTGAAGGGTCGCCAGATGGGGGCCTCCACGTACATTCTGGGCCGCGGCTACTACAAGGTCACACGGAAAACCGGCCAGAAGGCCTACATCCTGACGCACGAGCTGGATGCGACGCGCAACCTGTTCGGCAGGGTGAAGAGCATCCATGAGGACATGGATCCGAGGTTGCGGCCGCGTGCCGGCAGGTCGAACAAGGAAGAGCTGACGTTTCCGGGGCTGCATTCGGAGTACGGCGTCGGCACCGCCAGGGTTGGTGACACCGGTCGCTCCCTCACCGTGCAGTTCTTTCACGGGTCGGAGGTGGCGTTCTGGCTGGCAGCGAAGGACATCGTGCCTGGTCTACTGCAGACGATCGGCACCGAGCCTGGCACGGAGGTCTGGTTGGAGTCGACGGCCAACGGGCCGGCAAACTTCTTCGCCGCGTCGGTGCAGGAGGCGAGGAAGCGGACCACCGATTTCGAGCTGGTGTTCTGTCCCTGGTACTGGGACCCGGGCTATGCGACCCCGGATCATCTGATCCCGAAGGACTTCGAGGAATCGCTGACGCTCGAGGACAAGGAATACCGGCATGTGCACGAGCTCTCGTTGGGCCAGATGCATTGGCGGTCGAAGAAGATCGCCGAGTTCAAGATGGCCGAGGGCGGCGATGAGGAAGCCGGCCGCGCGAAGTTCTGCCAGGAATACCCGGCCACCGTCGAGGAAGCCTTCCAGGGCGATTCGGAGAATTCCTTCATCCGCGCGGTGAAGGTGATGGTGGCGCGCAAGGCCTGGGCCGAGTTCGTGAAGGAGAACGGGCGGCGGCCGGTAGGGGTGGGCCCGAAGCGCATGGGCATCGATCCCTCGTACACCGGCGGCGACGGGTTTCGCATCTGGTGCCGGCAGGGCCGGGTCGCCTGGCGTGTGGCGCACTGGTCGAAGAAGCGCACCCAGGAGTCGGTCGGCCGCATCCTCGAGGCGCTGGAGCGGGAGCAGCCTGACGAGGTCTACATCGACATCGGGAACAACGGCGGCCCGATCTTCGATCTGCTGGCGGCCACCGCCTGGGGGCCGCGGGTCATTCCGGTGCTCTTCGGCGAGGCCGCGGATGATCCGGACCGCCACCAGAACAAGCGCTGCGAGATGTGGTATCGCATGCGCCAGTGGCTCGATGAGAAGCCTCAGCCGATGCTCGAGGATCTGGATGAGATTCAGGCTGATCTCACCGCCGTGCAGAAGCGTCGCGATGAAACGGGCACGCGCACGAAGCTGGAGTCGAAGGATGATCTGATCAAGCGGCTGGGCAAGGGCTCATCGCCGGACGACGGTGATGCGCTGTGCCTGACCTTCGCTTATCCTTCCGGCGGACCTGTCCGAGGCGGTGTCCAACAGCTGAACCCGAGGCGCCCGAGCCTCTGGGGCGGCGGGCTTCGATAGCGAAGGATCGCAATGTTCACCACCGACACGATGTCGATCGACGCCAGCAAGCCGTCCAAGGATGGGATCTCCATCCACGAGCTGGAATCGTTCCTCGATGACATGCGTGCGCAGCCGGCCTGGCGCCAGCGCGCGGATCTCGAGTGCAACTACTACGACGGCAACCAGCACTCGCAGGAGGACATCGAGAAGGCGCGCGAGCGCAACCTTCCCATCGTCACCACCAACCTGATCGCCCCCACGATCAATCTGATCCTGGGCATGGAGGCGCGCACGCGCACCGACTGGGTGGTGAAGTCCGATGGATCCTCGACCGCCCTGACGGTGCGGCAGGCCGATGGCCTCACCGCCGAGCTGAACGAGGCCGAGCGCAACACGCACGCGGACCAGGCCTGCGCGGATGCCTACGAGTCGCAGGTGAAGGCCGGCATCGGCTGGGTGGAGGTCTCCAGGGTCGACAACCCTTTCGAGTACCCGCTTCGGGTCTGCGCGGTGGATCGCCGCGAGATCTGGTGGGACATGCGCGCGAAGGACCGGCTGCTGAAAGACGCGCGCTGGCTGGTGCGCCGCAAGTGGCATGACCTGGACGCCGTCCTGACGATGGTGCCGCCGGACCAGCACCAGTACGTGATCGCGGCGGTGAACAACCCGGCCGGCTGGGACTATCAGAGCTTCGCCGCGGCATTCCCGATGCTGCAGGACGATCTGATCGCGCGCGACTGGTTCTCCGATTCGGCCGAATGGTGCGACACCGTGCGCAAGCGGGTCTGCGCCTACGAGGTGTGGTATCGCGTGTGGAAGGCCGGGCTGGTCATGGTCGACCAGGAGGGCCGGGCCGAGGAGTACGACAAGAAGAACCCGCAGCACGTCGCCATGGTGGGCGCCGGCATGGCGCGGCTGCAGTGGGCGCGCTACCAGAAGATGCGCCTGTCCTGGTGGGTGGGCCCGTTCCGCCTGTCGGACCAGCCGAGTCCCTATGGCGTGAACGAGTTCCCCTATGTGCCCTTCTGGGGGTACATGGAGGACGACACGCGCACGCCCTACGGCGTGATCCGGTCGATGAAGTCCCTGCAGGACGAGGTGAACGCCCGTCGCTCGCGCATGATGTGGCAGCTGTCCGCGCAGCGCGTGATCGCGGAAGGCGACGCGGTGGTCGACCACAAGGCCGCGGCCGACGAGGTGAACCGGCCGGACGCCTACATCCAGCTGAACCCCGCGCGCCGCCAGCGCGGCAGCCAGCCGCCGTTCCAGATCCAGGACCACTCGGGCATGAACGCCCAGCAGTACGAGATCTACAACGACGCGAAGAATTCGCTGCAGCAGGCCGGCGGCGTGTACGCGGCGATGCTGGGCGATCCGAAGGCCGGCGCCGATTCTGGCGTCGCCATCGATTCCCTGATCCAGCAGGGCACCACCGTCCTGGCCAAGATCAACTCCAACTACAAGCTGGCGCGCACCGAGGTGGGCCGCAAGTTGCTGCGGCTGGTGATCACCGAGATGGGCGACAGGGAAAAGACGGTCAACCTGCCCGAGAACGCGCCGAGCGGCGCGAAATCGATCACCTTCAACCAGCGCGTCGTGGATGAGGCCACCGGCGAGGTCACCGTCCGCAACGACATCACGCGGATGCTGTGGAAGGTGGCGCTCTCCGACACGCCGGAGAACCCGACCCACCAGCAGGAGCGGTTGAAGCAGCTGACGGAGTTCGCCAAGTCGCTGCCGCCGGATCTGCAGGTGGTGTTCGCGGACCTGGTCGTGATGGCATCCGACCTGAAAAACCGCGAGCAGATCGCCCAGCGCATCCGCCAGCAGACCGGCATGCAGCCGCTGGTGGACCCGGAGACCGCGACCGAAGAGGAAATCGCGGAGGCCGAGGCCGCGGCGGAGGCTGCGCGAAAGCAGCAGCAGATCCAGGAGCTGGCCACGCAAATCGAGCTCGAGCAGGGCGCGGCGAAGGCGGAACTCGACAGCTCGAAGGCCGCGATGATCCGCAGCCAGACGGAGCTGCAGTTCGCGAAGGTGGGGCTCACGCGCGCGCAGGCGCTCGAGGCGCTCATGGGTATCACGCACCCGACGCCGAAGGCCGCGCCGGCGGCCGCTCCTGCCGGCGGGAAGAAGCCGGCCAGCGGCGCCGGCAAGAAGCCAGCGCCGGCGGCCGCGCCCGCGCCGCAGCCGAAGCCGCCCAGCGAGGCAGAGTTGCTCGATGCCGGCCGCAAGGGGGCGATGCTCGAAGAGCCGCGCCACGACGATCGCCTGGCACTGGGCCCAGGGATGGACACGTTCTGATGCTCGTTTCAATGACCTGGCGCCGCGGCAGCAGCGCATGCAGTTGTCATCGGGCTGCATGCGCCCCGCTTCCTCCAGCGGGCCGCGGCGCTGGGTCACCCCGAGGGTATTTCGGCAAGGCCTCCGTCTTGCCGAAGCACCTTCGCTTCATTGGCAGCCGACCTGTTGTTCGACGCCCTTTCGACATGGGCCAGGCGGTTTGTGAGCCACGCAACTCCTGCGAAGTGGAGTAACAGAGGAAACCAGCAATGAGCACAGGAACCGATGCCGGATCAACGGCTGATGTGATGGACAAGGGCGCCGCGGCGAGCGGTGCGGATGCGTTCGATGCGGCCACGGGCACATCGATGACGTGGGACGGAAAGCGGCCGGAAGAGCTCGCAGCTCTGCCGGAGAGCGAGCTTTCCAGCATGTCCCATGAGGACATCGAGAAGGCCTTCGGCCTCGACATCCCCGATCGCACCCGTCAGATCCATCCCACCGGCGCGCTGACCGTCAATGAGACCGAACGTGCGCTCGAGGCTGGTGAAGTCTCTGTTCCGACCGAGGAAATGCTGGCCGCAGCAGCTCTGGAAGTCCTCTCGCCCCCGGGCAAGGATGACAAGGGCGAAGGGGCGGCACCTGCTGCAGCTGCGGCGAATGCTCCTGAACCTGCAAAGGCCGGAACTGCCGACCCTGCATCTGCAGGCGGCGAAGGCACTGGCGCCGCGCCGGCGCAGCAGGAAACCACCGATGAACGACCGGTGGTGGCCACCCGCGACGGCAAGGGAGTCATCCCTTACGACGTGCTCGAGGCTGCGCGGCGACGCACCGCGGAGCTCGAGGCCGAACTGGCGGCGGAGCGCGGCGCGAAGCAGCGCAAGCAGGAACAGGACCAGCTCTTGGCAGGTTTGCTCACGGACGAGCAGATCCAGGAGATGCGCAACGAGTTCCCGGAGGCGATGGTGAACGCCATCGTCGCCCAGCAGAACACGCTGCGCGAGCTCGCCAAGAAAATCTCGGAGCAGCCGCGTGCTGCCGGCGACGATGACCTCACCCCGGAACAGAAGGCCGCCCAGGCGGTTCAGGACCTGATCGACCAGGATCCCGTGCTGTCGAAGTGGCAGAACGACAAGGACCAGTCCAACTGGAACCGCGCAGTGCATTTCGACGAGATGCTGCGCCAGGATCCGGTGTGGCAGACGAAGCCTGTTCAGGATCGGCTCGATGAGGTTCGCCGCCTCATGGGCGAGCCGAGACAGGCCGCGGCGCCCGCCGGCGGACAAACAACCGCACAGCAGGTAGCGACGGCGGCCGCAGCAGCGGAAGCAGCTGCGCGCGCGTCGGCGGCCGGCCGTGCACCAACCCACTCAGACCTGCCTGGCGGATCGCCGCCGGCCCAATCGGAGCAGTCCCGACTCGAGTCGCTGACCCCCACACAGCTCGAAGCTATGTTGGAGAACGGCGTGGAAGTTGATGCATTGCTTGCAAGGTTCGGCTAAATTCCGCCAGCAGCAGGACGCTAAACGCCATCTACAGGAGTTTTTGATATGGCACAGACCGTCATTCCCGCAGGCCATCCGCTTGCTCGGAAGCTCTTCTCGGTGGCCGCGTTCGCTGCCGCGCAACGTGCGCCGTCCTTCTCCAAGAACCTGGTGGGTTCCGCGCCGAAGCAGTCGGACGCGGAACGCCGCCTGCGTGGCCAGACCAGCGCCGACTTCCCCATCGTTCGCGTGACCGACCTGTCCAAGGGCGGCGGCGACAAGGTGAGCGTCGACCTGTACAACGCCATCGGCGGCAAGCCCACCATGGGCGACAAGAAGCTGGCGGGCAACATGAGCTCGCTGACCTTCGCGTCGCTGGATATCAGCATCAACCAGGTCCGCAAAGGCGTGGACCCGGGCGGACGCATGACCCAGCAGCGCACGGTGCACAACCTGCGCACGATCGGCGTGGCCAACCTCGCCGGCTGGTGGGGCAAGTTCACCGACCAGACCACCCTGGTGCACCTGGCCGGCGCCCGCGGCTTCCAGGGCGGCGCGGACTGGATCGTTCCGCTGGAGTCGGATGCCGACTTCACCGAAATCATGATCAATCCGGTGCTACCGCCGTCGCCGGGCCGGCGCTTCTTCGCCGGCGATGCCACCTCGGTGGCGAATCTCGACGCCACCGACGTCCTGAAGCTGAAGGACATCGACAAGCTGCGCGCCTCGCTGGACGAGATGCCCTTCCCGCTGGCGCCGATCAAGCTGCCGAAGGACCCGGCCGCCGACGACGAGCCGCTGTACTGCCTGTTCGTGACGCCGCGCCAGTGGTTCTGGCTGATGGTGAACACGGATCCGCAGAACTGGCGCACGTTCCTGGCTGCCGCTTCGGAGCGCGGCCGCTGGAGCAACCACCCGCTGTTCACCGGCACGGGCGGCATGTGGAACGGCATCCTCATCAAGAAGATGCGCCGCTGCGTCCGCTTCCCCCAGGGAAGCACCGTGCGCGAGTACGCTGCCAACGGCGTGACGATCAACAGTGCCACCGCCGCGGTGGACACCGATCGCGCGATCCTGCTGGGCGCCCAGGCGCTGGGCTGGGTGTACGGTCGCCACCAGAACAGCGACTACTACATGAACTGGCACGAGGAGAAGACGGACCACGGCAACACGCTGGAGATCAGCGTCGCGGCCATGTTCGGCGCCTCCAAGCTCAAGTTCGTGGACCAGGAGAGCGGCATTCCGGAGGACTACGGCGTCTGCACGCTGGATTCCTACGCGCCGACCCCGGCCTGAACCCCAACCTGACACTGGAGAACTGATATGCCTATCAATCCCAAAGCCGAAGGACTCCGGGCAGGCACCTGGGGCAACGCCGGCGTCAAGACGCTGACGTTCCGCGCCGCGGACGGCGATGCCACGCAGAATGGCACCAACGACATCATCGTCGTGCCCGCCGGCGTGCGCATCATCGACTGGCACTGGCATCTGAAGACCAAGAGTTCGGTCGCCAGCGGCACTGTCGATGCCGGTCTGGTGGCCGTCGACGGCAGCGGCTACCTCGACCTGGCGGAGACGGTGGCGGATGACCCCGACTTCCTGGCCGATGCGCTGGCCACCGGCAGCGGCGCCACCGATGGAACCCTCACCCGCAAGGGTGGCGGCGCCACGGTGCCGGCGCGCTCGCCGCTGCTGCTGGAACGTGATGCGTACCTGCGCATCACCAACAACACGGCGGCCGCGACCGCACTGGTGCTCGAGCTCGTGCTGAACTACGAGTTCGTCGGCAACAAGTAAGCCGAGGTCCGTGCGATAGTCCGGGGCGCCTCTCTGGGAGCAGGGTGGCGCCCCTTTTGTCATCTACGGAGGGAAATACGATGCCCGTGAATGTTCGCTACGTTGGCCACCAGCCCAAGAAGTCGTCCTCGCGCGTGAACGAGAAGTTCAATACCGTGTGGACCGGGCATGGTGACGTGCAGACGGTGACCGACGAGGAAGCCGCATCCATCCTTCGGCCGCAGTACAGCCGCATCTGGCAGCGGGTGGCTGACAGCCCGAAGCCGACGCCCGCCGCTGAATACGTCCCGCCGGCGGCCGAGACCAACGCCGGCGCCGCCGCGGAGATCTCGGAAGAGGACAAGGCCGAGGCGGAAGCTGCGGCCGCGGCGCAGGCCGCTGAGGCCGCCAGCGACAAGGAAATCACCGCCGAGGAAGTGCGCGAACGGCTGGTGGGGATCCTGCAGGTGATCCCGAAGCTGAAAACCACCGACTTCGATTCTCAGGGCCGGCCGAAGCTCACCGCGTTGCGTGCGCTGCTCAGGCGCGACGTCACCGCGATCGAGCGTGACGCGGCCTGGGACCTGGCGAAGAAGAAGGCTGGCACGCCCGAGACCCCGGACGAGAAGGGCAGTGGCGGGAAGGTGGCGTCCGCCGCCGAAGAGGCCGAAACCGCGCCGGAGTAACCCATGGGCACGATCGTCGCCGGCGACATCATCGAGGACGTCCGGATCACGCTGGTGGATCCTGACGGCGTCCGGTGGACGGACGGGGAACTGCTGGGCTGGCTGAACGACGCCCAGCGGGAAATCGCCATCCTGAGGCCGGATTCGTCGATGAGGGTGGAGGCGATCCAGCTCGTGGCGAATGTCACGCTGCAGCAGCTGCCGGCCACCGCGCAGCGCCTGGTGAAGATCACCCGCAACATGGGCGCCGCCGGCACGACGCCTGGCACCCCGATCCGACTCGCCGACCATGGCGAGCTCGATCGGGTGCTGCCTGGATGGCACACCAGCACGGCCGGCACCGCGGTCAAGAATTACACCTATGACGGGAAGAGCCCGAAGGTGTTCTACGTGTACCCGCGGCCGGCCACCGCCTTCTACGTGGAGGCGCACATGCAGGTGGCGCCGGATGAAGTCGACGAGTCCGAAGCGATCACGGTCGACGACATCTACGTGACCGCCATCCACGACTACATCGTGCACAGGGCGAAGATGAAGGCGACGGACGCGGCCGATGCCGGCGCTTCCGAGGCCAGCTATCAGCGGTTCCTGAACCGGCTCGGTCTGAAGCTGCGGGTCGACAAGTCGACGGACCCGCACTCCCCGAAGTCGAACCCGCCTGTGACGACGCTGCAACCGCCGGAGGATCGAGATGGTGCGTCCTTCTGACCTTGACGTGCTGATCACGGTCAGCGCCCTCACGCCGAAAGGCTGGGTCAACCGCTGCCGGCGAAGCGTGGCCGAAGCCGCCAAGCTGGCCGACATCCAGGTGAACGTCATCGAAGTGCCGGGCGTGCCCGGGAACATCGGGCAGGCGATGGCCAATGGCGTCGCCATGGGCACCGGGCGCTACGTCGCCTGGGTGGACGATGATGATTTCGTGCTGCCGAACGCATTCGTCGTCCTGGGCAACGGCATCCGCGCCGGCGCCGACGCGGTGTGCGCGCGCGAGATTGCGCTGCTGGCCAATGGCAACCTGGTGCCATCGATGAAGCGGCACCACCTCACCGCATGGCAGCGTGACGTGGTGAACAGCGTCCGCCTCGAGGAGCATCCCGCCTTCCCGCTGGTTCCGCTGCTGGAGGCTGTCGAGCACACGGCGATCGACGAGCTGGCATGGGTGTACGTGCGGCGCGTGCGCGCGGACAGCGGCGGCGCGATGCTCAGGAGAGAACATGGCCGCAACCGCTTCTGATCCGTCCCTGTGGGTCGACGACAACGAGGAGAGCCCGCCGGTCGCCTGGCAGGCGCTCGCGGAGGACTCGCGCTGGTGGTTCAGCAGCTCCTTGGAAGAGGGGCAGCGCGTCATCACGTTCACCGGCACGAAGGCTCAGATCCCCGATCTGATCGAGCTGCAGGCCGAAATCACCGAATCCCCGAACGCCTCCTACGCGAGGCTGCAGATCCAGTGGGACGCGCGGAGCGCGGACTTCGAGTTCTACGAGGGTGACTACATCCTCGACACCTACGATGCCGGCACCTACGACCTGTCGATCGATACGTCCGAATGGCCGGAGGATGTCGAACTGACCGTCCGGTTGATGTTCTCGAACTCGCAAACGTGGGCCGTCTATGGTGGCGTCCTGGCGGTGATGGGCCCGGGTGGGTTCACGGAAGGCGGCGGCGGCGAAGAGCCGGACGACTGCGACGTCTGCTTCGACGTTGGGCACCTGTGCACCAGCCCGCTCACGGACCTGGTCCCGGACGTCCTCGAGCATGTACCCGGCGCCTCCGACCCGCAGGTCGAATCGGTGCTGCGCAAAACGCTCATCGACTTCCTCCGACGATCGAAGCTGCTGCATTTCGATCACCCGGCCATCAGCGTCGTGGCGGACCAGGCCACCTACACGCTGCAGAACCCCTGCGGCTTCCAGATCCTCCACATCCGATCGGCCACCCTCGACGGGCATCCCCTCATCCAGACCAGCGAGGAATATCTGGACCTCCAGTGGCAGGAGCTCTCGCGCGGCTTCGGCTGGCGGTATCAGATCAGCGAGCCGCGGCCGGCGCAGCCAGTCGATGATTGGCGCCTTGCGGTCTCCGAACTGCCGGGGCTGTTCTACCAGCTGAACCCGAACCAGTTGACGCTGGTCGGCAAGCCAACGGTGGCGATCGCGGATGCGCTTCGCGTGAAGCTCGTCGTGATCCCGACACGCGCGGTGGAGGCGATCCCGCGCTGGATCTTCAACACCTGGCATCAAGGCATCGTTGCAGGCGTGGTCGGCAACCTGAAACTGATGCCGGACATGCCGTGGAGCGATCGGCAGGCGGCCGGCGCGTACATCGATGCCTACAACGCGGCGGTGGGTGCTGCGGAAGGCAGCGGTCTGCGCGGCTTCCAGCGCAACGACCAGCCGGTGCTGCGAACCAAGAGTTGGAACTAGGCGTTACACTTCACGGAGGCGCTGACGCGACATGGAGTCCGGAGATGTTGGCCTTTGTGAACTTCCTCATGCCACCCCCTGACGCAACGCCGGAGCAGCACTTCTCGTGGCGGTGGCGGATGGCCGGAACCGTGATGCTGCTTGTCGGCGCCTCCATGTGGGGCTATGCGACCTACGCGCGCGCTGCGGACATCAAGGCTCTGGAAGGCAAGGTGCAGGCGCAGTTCACCACCCTCGAGCGCAAGGTTGACCGCGGGCAGCTGATCGCCCAGTACAACGCGCTGGAGCAGGAAATCCGCCGGGTCTCACAGGAAATTTTCTCGATCGAGTCCCGGATTGCGGAGCTGGGCGGCCGCGCCGATCGCATCTACGGCGAGCGACTGTCCGACCTGCAGGAGAACCGCGAATCGATGCAGGACCGACGCCGCGCGCTGTTGCAGGAGAACCCGTGGCTCACCAGGGAGGCAGCATTCTGATGGGTAACCGAATCGACGCCATCATCGCGCGGGTCATTGCGCGCGAATCCTCGGAATTCACCAACCATCCCGACGATTCGGGTGGCCCAACGAAGTACGGCATCACCCAGGGTGCGCTGTCGGAATACCTGGGCCGGCCGGCGCTCGTCGCTGATGTGCAGACCCTCGATCTGGCGGCCGCCACCGAGTTCTACTGGCACAAGCAGGTCCGGCAGCCGAAATTCGACGCCATCGTGTCCATCAGCGAATCGATCGGCGCGGAGCTGATCGACACGGGCACGCTCACCGGCACGCCGCGCGCCGGCATGTTCCTGCAGCGGTGCCTGAACGCGCTGAACCTGCGCGGCACCCACTATCCGGACATCATGGTCGACGGCGACTGCGGCCCGCGCACGCGCGAGGCCCTGCGTGCCTACCTGGCGCGGCGCGGCAAGGAGGGCGAGGGGGTCATGGTCACCGCGCTCAACAGCCTGCTGGCTGGCTTCCTGATCGACCTGGCGGATCGCCGGCCGAAGGATGAGACCTTCGTCTATGGCTGGCTGAAAGAACGTGTGCAGGAGGCAGCGTGAACCCCGAGATGTCCCAGTTGGCCTTCCTGGCCATCTGCCTGCTGCTGATCCTGGTCGGCGTGGCCGTGAACTTCCTGGTGAAGCTGACCACCCTCGAAGAGCAGGGCATGACGGTGACCCCATGGGCCTACGTCAGCGAGCACCCCTACCGGTCCATCTCCCTGGCCGTCTCCGCCATCATGCTGGCGCTGCTGCTGCACTTCGCCGGCCGGCTCACCTTCGAACTGGCCCTGATGATCGGCTTTACGGCCGACATGGCGGCCGACAGAATGCGGGCGACCGCCGATCGCCGCCTGACCGCGGCGGAACAACCCAAAGGGGAATGACCATGCTTCAAGTCGGATTCGTGCTGGGCTTCATCGCCTGCTTCGTGCTCTGCGTCCTGCTGGTGTTCCTGATCCCCGGCAAGGCGATCAAGTTCGCGGCGAAGTTCGGCGCCAAGCTCGAGCGCAAGATTGGCTCGTCCAACCTCGCTGCGCTGCAGAGACTGGCGAACCAGCTGTGAAAGATCGCGCCACCATCGTCGTCCTGGTCGTCGCGGCCGTGGCGACGCTGGTGGTGGTCCCATTCGGTGCCTACCGGCATGGGGTTCTGAAAGAGCGCGGCGTCTGGGAAAAGCGCGTCGCGGAAATGGCCGAAGAGATCCGGAAACGGGAAGAGAAGGACAGGCGCGATGTGGAGGAACAGGACCGTGCCGATGCCCAACGAATCAACGATCTGGAAACTCAGCTCGCTAGGGCTCTGGCCCCTCGTCCTGAGCCTGCCCCTCGCATTGTCCGGGTGTGCGACGCCCGTCCCGGTCGATCCCCCGAAGCCGAAGCCGATGCCGGAGGCCCTGCAGAAAGTGGAGCCCCGGGACGACCTGTGCCGGATGCAGCAGATTCTTGGCGAGGCATGCTCGAGCTCAGAGCCGATCTTCTGACGTTCGCCAAGGAATGCGCGGAGGTGCGCATCGGCGCGCTGGCTGCCAAGGAGCAGTGGCCCCGGTAGAGGGGCCGCGGCGGTATCATCGGCCGCCATGAAGATCAAGATCGACGCATTCGCCGGCATCCGGCCGCGGATTTCATCGCGGCTTCTCGGCAACGAGGACGCGACGGTGGCCGTGAACTGCCGCCTCTACAGCGGCAAGTTGAAGGGGTTCCGGCAGCCGGAGCTCGTCGAGGTCGGGGAGATCCTGACCAGCGCGATCGTCTCTCAGGTCGGAATCGAAGTGGTCAGCTATGGAACCAGCCTGGAAGTGTCCCAGGTCGGTGTCGAGGTTCTCAGCCGCCGAGTCTCTGCGCTGCAGGTGGCGCAGGCCGGCGTCGACGTGGTGAGCGCGTAAGCCAGGAGCGGAACGGCTATGACAATCAGGTACGCGGACAGTTTTGGCGCCTACGCTGCCATCGCCGATGTGCAGAAGGCGGGCTATGTGAGCTCCAGCATCGCGGGGTTCGCTCTGCAGGCAAACTCCGGACGGCGAAGCGGCCGCGCCCTGCGCGCGACGTTCGCCGCCGCGGGAACCTTCATCCAGTTTCCGGTGCCCGGCACCGCGCCGGCGACGCTCGCCGTGGCAGTGGCCGCCCGGATCTCGGACATCACGCAGGTGCCCGACAACCAGGGCGCGCTGATCGTCTTTGGCGACGACACCGTCATCCACGTCGGCGTCTCGGTGCTCGCCGATGGCTCGGTCCGCGTCTTCCGCGGGATCGGTGGAAGCGCGACGACGCTCGGCACCAGCTCGACCGGCCTCGTCACACCCAACACGTACTTCCATCTCGAGGTGCAGGTGACGATCGACAACGGCGCCGGCGCGGTCAAGGTGTACTTGGACGGATCCTCGAGCCCGATCATCGACCTCAGCGCGCAGGACACGAACAACGGGGGCACCAGCACCATCACCCGCGTGGGCCTCGGCGCGGATCGCTCGAACAGCGAGATCTACGACTTCTGCGACCTGGTGATCCGTGACGGCACCACGCAGCTCGGTGATGTTCGCGTCGACTACCTTCCGGTCAACAGCAACGGGGCTCAGGACGATCTTGCGACGAACGGTTCCTCGAACTCGTTCGAGAACGTCGACGAGCTCAACCCCAACGACCTCGACTACAACTACTCGAGCACGCCTGGCGCCATGGACCTGTACGGGCTGACCGACGTCGACTGGGCGCCGTCATCGATCTTCGCTGTCGTGGAAAAGGTCAGGGCTCGAAAGTCTGATAATGGCACCCGCAGCCTGGTGCAGGTGGCGCGCAGCGGCGCTGTGACGAGCACCGCCTCCGCAAAGACGCTGTCGACGGATTCGGCGTACTTCCACAACGTCAGGGAGACCGATCCGAACACCTCAGCGGCGTGGCTCGAGGCTGGAGTGAACGCGCTGCAGGTCGGGGTCGAAGTGGCGTAACCGATGGCGCGCACCATCTTCCAGTACACGAAGGACCAGGACGGGAAGCCGATCTTCTTCCGCTCGGCGAACCGTGCCAACTTCGCGCGCGGGCCTGTGGCCGACAACACCACGAGGCCGATTTACTTCACCGGAGGCCCTGCGGCGCGTCCCTCGTACACGATGCTGCCGTTCTCCACGTCCGGCGCCGGCGACCTGCCGCAGGAATACTTCACGCTGGGCCTGCCGCGCCCCGCCGCGCCTCTGTCCGTGACGGACAACTCGGCTATCTCCGATGAGACGATCAGCGTCGAGCCGCTGCTGTATCAGTCCGCTGGAAAGGAGACATACTCCGCCAGCGCCGGCAGCAGCTACGTCTGGCCAATCGGTACGTTCGCTGCCAATGGGAAGGATGACGTCCTCGTCTATCTGAACTGCCTGATCCGGCACCAGTCATCGGTCAATGAGCAGTTCGATGAGGACGAGCTGAACATCGTGATCGAGCTGATGGTGGACGGGTCGCCCGTCTCGCAGGTGACTCTGACCACCTCGTTCGCGGACCAGTTCGCCAACGATGATGGTCGCAACAAGGTGTTCGCCGGCACGCTGCGCGCCGAGGCCAGTCCGGGGTCGAAAACTTACGCGCTGAAATTCTCAACGTCGGTCATCGGCCCTGGCACGAGCATCCAAACTCATGAGCTGACCCGCAGCATCTACATGCTGGACATTCGGGCGTTCCATGAGAACACCACCATCAATCTCAGCGGCGACACCGACTTCAGCTACCTGGTCGCCGGCGACACGGTGGAGATTTCCGGCGTCGGCGCGACGTTCAAGTCGCAGGCCACGAATTCC